TCCTAAATTTAAAATCCGACTTCACTGGCTGCTTCTAGAGATTCTACTAGATCAGCGATTACCTCTTTTGAGGCAATAAGATTAAATGTGTCTGTGGCGTCACAGACGGCAGAATGGACAAGGTAATTAAATGGGTTTCTGATGATTTCGTTACGTAGTCCGTTGAGGACAAATACGTCCCCTTTAGCGGTTCTGTAATAAAGCTTGCCGTCACGTACAAATAGCTCCATGATTTTCTCCTAGGTTTGATGGTGGGGCTATTGCAAGCCCCTAATATTTATTTCTTTAATACTGCGGTAACAAAAACGTCTGTGACGTTTCCTTCGTTGTCCTCGTAGTTTTCTATGGATTTGATCAATAGTGTCCCTTTGGAGGTTTTGTAAGTCTCTCCAACTTTTGGAAAAAGGCTAACATAGTCAAATCCAATCCCGCGCATTGGTGGCTCTTCACAAAAAACAAACCAAGTGTCGGCAGCAGCTTTAATCGACTCACCAAACCTCTCGGTGTATTTAGCAAAGCCTTTGCCAGTAAATTTGCAAAGGACGCCTTCAAAAGTAGTAGCGGTAGTAATAGCGTTCATGTCGTATCTCCTAATTGATTTAATTTCTTAACTTTCTATAGCTTATACGATTTTTTGTTGGGGGTCAATAGGTATTTATACCTAATTTAAGATAAATCTCGATAATAGGGAAATTCGTTGATTAATTCTTGATAAACATCTGGGGAATCGCGTTTTAATTTAGCAACTCGCCCCCAGTTTGCGCCCAAAGTACCAAGCGCCGAACCATTTCTTGTGTTAGGGTCTAAATCGTATTGACTGGGATATTCCAACTCGAACATATTAATGTAGTGCCATATATCCTGCGTTTTCCACCATCCGACTGGGCAACAATAAGTTAATCCCCTAGCTGGATATATTAAACCTCTAGACCTTAAAGATTCGTATCTTCCTCTAGCTTCTTGCGCGCGCAAGCCCATAGCGACGCCTTTAATATTGTTGTTTTCTTGATATTCCTCCAGAGGATCATAGAAAATTGCAGATCTATTTGAAACTTTGTTGAATTGATTAAAATCGTCTCTTTGCCTGTGTGCGGTAAACCTAGAAATGATTGGACAAAGCTCTACTGCGTTTGGCATTTTGCGCACTATTTCAATTGATTCTGCCCAGTCTCCCAAATTTCCAAATTGCCCTTTATTTACCCACACGTTGGGACAATTTGGATAAATTGTGGTGATTAGGTGGCTAGTCACAATTGAATCTTTACCACCTGAAACCGAACAATAAACTTGATAATCACAAAGCTCTAGCCACTGCTTGATTAAATCTAGAGCTTTGTTGATTTTAGGCTTGAGCCAAGGGATTTGTAAGCCAGAGCCTTTGCTAAGAGGCAAGACAATTCTCCTGCTTAATATTCACGCTTGGTACCCAGCAAAGAGTTGTAGATTCGTGGTGCCAGCTTGGTAATTTCCAAGCTGCTAGTTGTTTGTGCTCAGGCAATTTAGGAGTAAATAGCTCTACTGGAACCGGTCGTCTAAGCCTGTTGTCTGGTCCAATTATTGACCAATCCCCTGGAATTTCTTGAGCAGTCCAGCTAGTAACCAAGCCATATCCTTGGCTGCGTTTTTTGCCTAGGTGAGTTACGTTTCTGAGCAATCTTAAAATTGTCTCTTGCTCTCCTACCACGAACCAGTCAATTCTACTAATCGTACGCAAAAAAAGTGGCATATCGTAAGACTTGAACTGCCCTTGACTTGTATCTACCTTGGCTTTCTTTTTGCCCCAGTCTAAGTGCCTATCCTGGTAGTCCCAGCGCTTACGAAAATTGACTTGCTCTTCTTTGCTGTAAAGATAGTGTGGAGAGCTACAGTGATAAAATCCCAATTTGTTTTTTAGTAGGGGTAAATCTATCTGTGTTATCTCTTCAAGTTTTTGTGGATTGGGATCTAGTAGCCCTAGTTCTTCTCTGAGCTTATATTCAATCAATCCTTCAATCGCTGGAGAAAGGCTGTCAGTAGTGGCTAAAGGTCGTGAAAGGTGCGCTGTAATTTGTAAAGGAGTCATCCTAGTATACCTGCAATTTCGTTTGAATTTTGGTCTAAATATTGTTCGTATTCGTGAAGATATTGAATATACCTAGCCTGTTGTTTGGCTGAGCGCTCAGTCAAGGTATGTTTGCCTTCTTGTACCAGCATCCAATCCCCTGTTTCACCCTCACTGGAATAATAGATTTTAGCTGCAACCTTACCACAGCCTGTATTAGCTTGCCCACCAACATAAGGTGAATCTGCCCAAGCCAATATAGCCCGAGCAATAAACCCCTCCTCGACATCTGTGATATATCCGTCCCACCGAGAATACAAAGTTGCGCCTTGCTGTATTAACCATGAACCCATAATCATCTGATTACTCTTGGGTTTTTCCTTTTTAGTTTCTCCAGAATCAAAGAGCGTTTGTTGAACTTTGCCGGCTGATGGTAAAAGGTGCTTTACCAAATTGGGGTCATGATGAGAATCCCGTCTGGTTTTTTGTATATAGGTAAGCCAGTGTGGGTAGGGTCTAAGTTTTTGCTCTAAAAAGGGTAGCCAATATTTTAAGGTTTCCTTGTAATCTAAACCAGTACTGGTGGATTCCTTGCCAGATAAAAAAGCTTGCACTCGTTCTGCTTCTAAAGTCCTTTTGGCGTTTTCAATTTGAGTTAAAGCTTCAATTACTTCAACTGGCAAAGCTGGCTTAAAAGTATTAAAAATTGCTAATGCGCTTTCGTAGCAGACCAGCGCGGCATCACCCACATTGAGCCTACCGCCAATCATTTGGGCATCAGTAGCACCAAAAACCCCTTTAGGTTTGGCTGTTCCTAATAAAGAAATTGGTGGTAAGAATTGCCTAATTTTTTTATCTAATTCAAGATTATTAGAAGTCCCGCCATCAAGAGCGCCCCCACAAAAAAGTGCATGATGCAAAAGTGGATTTACTGTGATTTTTAGGCGAGAGAGCATATCGTCAATTCCCACTCTGCGCAATATTCTATTTCTCAATGAATTGCCGGATAAGCAGAATATAGGAGTAGGTTCACCTTCAATATCAGTAAGTGTGACCGTCCGCAAATTGGCTTGATTGCCCACGGTCTCGCCAATATGACTCAAAGGAGCTAAAGTTTCTAAGACAAGGTGAAAAGTAATGCGATGGCGCTTATCTGGATTGTAAGTACTAAACATCGAAAGTGTCTCCTTGATTTTCTTGTGTATTGTTTTGCCAATTAAGCTTCTCTTCTTCGTGCTTGAGCCTCACGTATAGAGTTACTAGTTGAGGTCTATTTAAGCAAACCTTCAGAACGTGCCTTTCAGTAATTCCGTACTCAATGCGCCATTGGTGAATCAATTGCTCCCAATCTTGATAGGCTAAAGCTTGATCTTTGTTGAATTGTTGCAAATCACCCAAGCTGCCATCTTCTGAAATAGCAGCTCTTAGGACAACCTGATTAGGTTGAACTATCTGGCGCCAGATATTGGGCTTGAGCGTAGGGACTGAAAGCTTGAGCGAAAGATTCACTAAATAGTCACTAAGGCTTCTTGAAGGTGTGGCAGCGTTTTGTATAGAAGACTGCATGTACTCCCAAGTTTTTAGCCCGTTTGCTGCTGAACTGGTATCTCGGCACCTAAAAACCCAATAGCTTAAAGCAGCAGCTAGTGAAGTAATCCTATCGTCTGTAGCAAATCCAAGCATATTACTAGTATGGTTTGATTGATTTATATCAATATATCAATTACTAAAAATATGAATTTTTGCTATTTGTGTGGAGCTTCTGGCGCCACTAAATCACTAAGCTTAAAAGATAGCTTTACAGCTCACTCTAGGGCCAAAGTGCCAGAATCTAAGCTTTGGTGCGATAGGTGCGCTTGGGTAATTCCCATGCGCGTCAAGTATTACAATCCCAATACCAAAAAGGAAGGGCTTTTATTTTCTCGCACCTTTAGCTGGCTGCTTTCCAACCAGCAATCCTATCCAATTTTTGAAGGTGATCGCGTGCATACTTTGCCCAATAGATCGCTAATCAGGCAGTGGCTTATAAATCCACCTGAGCCACCTTTTACAATTGCTATAGCTGAAAGTGGGCAAAAACATATTCTATTTCTAGCCCAAGAAGCTCAAGAAAAAGATAGATTCCCTGTGCTTTTCGAATTGGATTTACTGGAAATTGATCGAGCTAAATTTACAGAAAATCTAGAGCAATTTGAATTATTAATGAGCTGGGAGCTTACGAAGACAGAAATACTCAGCGGAAACTACAAATCACAAAACCTGCTCAAGCTTCACAGCAATCCTGAATTCTGGAAAGCAGAACAAGTCCTAGCACCAATTAGAGGAACTAGAGTTTTTGAATTAATTTCACACGTCGCTTGTAATAAGCAAGCAGAGATGGACTAACTGCTATGCCTGATTTGAATTGAAACTCTCTAATGATCTCTTTATCCCGAGCGCCTCGATTTTCTCTAAGCAGTTGGCACAAGAGCTCTTGTTGCTCTTTACTAAGCAATCTTCTAGGAGCAACAATCTTTTTATCGTGAGGTTCTACCTCAAATGCGATTGATCTGACTTGTGCTAATTTACGCCTTTGGTAGCAAACTTGATAATCTGGGTATTTTGCCCCAGTGCGCTCAAAAAGCAATTGAGCTATCTTTTTGCATGATAGCTTAGTGTGCAACTCAAAAACCTGGCTTAATACTTGCTGCTGATCTTTGGTCAGTATTTTCTTATTACCCTGATTAGGATGTCGTCTGAGTGCCAGCGTTCCTTCTAATTCAACTTGTCTAATAAATCGATTAAGTGTGCCAGTGCTAAGCCCTAAATCGCGCTCAGCCTGCCTAATCGACTTATCGGAATCTTTCCAGTATTGGTAAAATTTCAGCTTTTGCTCAGGTGTGTAAGATTTTCCAGGCATAAAAAAAACAGGCTAAGCTTAGCCTGTGAAAATATTTTAAATTGTAACTTAAGACTCTAGCCCTTGCTGAAAAAGTTCAATAGCTTCAATTGTGGAGGCAAGGTTTTCAACAACGTCAGCGTTTAACACTTCGTCAAACGCGCTAGCGTCTGCTGGCAAATGCTTGACAACTTCCCAGCAATTGTCTGTATAGTAATTTGGTGAGGACACCAAGTAAACAGCCTTGTCGGTAACAAAATAGATTTCAGTTTCAGTGCTGTAAAATCCGGCTTCAGTAGTAATAGCGTTCATCTCGTATCTCCTAATTGATTGATTAATTTCTTAACTTTCTATAGCTTAAGCTATTTTTCGTTGAAGGTCAATAGGTATTTATACCTAATTTTGGAAATTTAAAAAAACCAGCCTGCTCCAAAGTGTTTTCTTCCGCCCAAACCCTTTTGCTGCAAGGTTATTGAATCTTGCTCAGATAATCGAGAAGCAATCACGCCAAATCCCAAAATTGCCCTATCATGGATCTTGAGCGAACTGACCCTAGTAAAATCCAGTCTTGCGGTAACGCCAATTGTCTCTAGCGCTTTATTGCAGGTGTGCCAAAATTTATCAACCGGAGGATTGGCGTAGTCCCAGTTACCCGGCAATTTAAAAGTCACAATTCTAGCTTGCAACCTGCTTTTTGGCTCTATCTCCTTCAGTCCGGGATTAATTAATTTTATTTGGTGATTTCTGATATTTAGAATTTTACCTGCTAAAGCTTGCTGGTAATAGGCAGTGTCGCACCCTTTGGCTCTTAGCCTGAGCCTTGATCCGTCGTTGATTTTAATTAGTCCAGGTGGATCTGATTTGCCTGGGATTGAGCAGAGCAACGCATCCTCTGGTAAATCGCCAGCGATTGCCTTGATTGCACTATATAGAGAAAATCCATTGTCTGCTGGCAAGGATGAGCCTGATACTTTAAATTCTAATTCTAGAAATTGCTCTAGCACAGAATCGGATTGTTTATTTCTTTCGGTAACTAAATTTGTAAGCATTACTAGGTAAGGGTTTTGATTGATTCGTTTAGTGTTTTTAGTGCTTGAGCCATTGCCAATTTAGCCAGTTGGATGTCGACTTCGACTATCTCGCCAGCTTTGTTTTTAAGCAGTATTTTTTGCTTATTTTGTGCCACGGCGTAAGCTCCTCTCTTGGTTAATCTGCTCAATTGTCCACAGTTGCAGACCTTGCTTGATTGCTTTTTGTCGCAATTCAACCAGCTCCTTTGCAAAATCTGATTGATAAGGGCTTAGCGCAGAATTGGTTTGGTTATTTCTTTCGGGAACTAAATTTGTAAGCATTACTAGGCAAGGGTTTTACGCAACGCCTTTGATTGTATCAGCAATTAAATTAAGCCAATCTGGGCAGATCATATCCTCTGCCAATTGAAAAACTCTCCATCCGTGAACTAAATTGAGGTTGTGTTTTTCGTAGGATTTGAGCAAGCCAGATCCGCTAGTGTGCCTCGATTTGTGCCAAATTTGTCCTTCAATCTCTATCCCCACTTTGGTGGCAGTATGGGCAAAATCTAATCTAAATTTCCTGCCGGGAATTGATTTGACCTCGCGCTCTAGGGCAATTTCTGGATAGAGCTCTCGCCAACTGCGCTCAAAATAATCCTCTAAGTGGGAGCTAGGCATTAGTAATTTGCACCTCAGTATAATTGCCGTAACCAGTGATTGAACTTTGCTGGTATATCCTAAAAAATTTATTGGCAACACTATTATTTAAATCGACTGATTGTTGAGCCTGAGTATAAATAAAAGAATTGACATTGCTTACGTAATAGGTATTCACTAAAACCCTATTGGTTTGATTTTGAGCGTAAATCACCCAAACTTCAATTTTAAAAGCGCTGATTTCTCCAGAAGCAAACCCAATATCAACATAGTCTAATAGACCGCCGTTTTGATATGTTCTCCTATACCAAGACAAGGTTATATCGCCGTTGCTAGCTTTAGTTTGCTTGACGCCTGTAACGTTGTATGGCGTGGCAGATTGAGCCTTATAGTTGATTGTCACAATATCTGTAATATCTGGTTCGGTTTGGTCATAAGGTACAATTTTAAATTCTACGTTTTTGCCAATATCTCCTTGTTTTGTTGCAAGTTGAGTAACATTATTTAAAAGTATGGCGCTCTCTCCGACAACGTGAGTTCCTGTTAATCGTTCTGTCCCTTTTGCTCCTCTGATTAAATAAGAAATTTGATAAACATTATTTGGTTTAACCAGCACATCTCTAAAGGCTATAATCTCTTGCCCAATTAAAATTAAATTTTCCCCTGCCAAAAACGCGTCATCCGTGACAGATTCAAATATAGAATTTGGCGCGTAAATATCAATTCTTGTATAGGGGTCAATTACTCCAGTTGGACCATTTGATATAGGAGTACTGTAAACAATTCCTGTAGCGCTGCTACCTTTGACCGTGATAGATTCATTAAAAGTCAAGCCATTGTCGGTAGAGACAAATACTGTTCCTGTGGAGAAATTGGAAACGCTCTCAACCGCAAAATATATTCCTAGAGGATTGTCTGAATTTTTCAATACTGGAATATCCAATACATGCAGAATGCCTTCAGTGTAAGAGCTGACATTAGAATATGGCTTAGCGACTTGGGGTGTGTAGTTGGAAACGACTTGTGTTATTGCGTAATAGTTATTATCGTTTCTAGGGTCATAACTGATTGTATTACTGTCGTTAAATCCTGGTGTTGTATCGCTTGTTTGTACTGTGGCGACTATTACTCCATGATCCCAATCAAAAAGCGGAGACCCTTGGCTCCATAACGCTTGTGGTATTGCTAGTGGAGCATCTGGATAATTAATATAAATTGTGGGATCGCCAATAAAGCAACTGGTATTAAAAACAGGAACAGGGCTAGACTGTTGAAATTCAGGAACGTTGCTAACTTCGGGAAACCCCAGCGGGTTTTGTGAGTAACTACTATTAGGACCAAATACTAAAGAAAAAACCCCGTCGCCTCTTTGTACTCCTTGATAAATTATTTGCAAATTGTCGGCATGCCCAACAAAGGGATGAGTAGTCCGAGTGTAGTAAACTACACTACCTGGAGGATAGGCATGCCCGTCGGACATAAAAATCCAACTGAGATTCCTAACCGCGATCCATACGAAAAAATTCTTGACAACAGAAACAATAGGACTTAAATATTGATTGCCTTCAATCTGGCAAAGGTAATCAGCGCTCAGTAGCTTTTTAGTAATCTGCAATTGCACTACTCTTGATCCTATATTGAGCCCTATGACATCGCCTAGGTGCAACTTGGTATACCAGCAAGGCAGCAAATTTATTCCGCTAAAAGTATTGCGTTGTGAGGCTACCTCGCCAATAATCCGGTTTGCAAGCCCCTCCATAAAAGTAGGATTTGCCCAGGCTCTAGTCTGAATTGAAAGTGGATTGTTAGATTTAGCCAAGGGGTTACCTGCTGAAACTACCCACTGGCTATAGTTATCACCAAGGTTTCTAAAGCTGATTTGCACTTCGGAGGGCATCTCGCGCTTGTGTTGAATTTTCTCTTGGAACAGGTCTGGAGATTTGCCGGGGGTATTGCGAGCGCCCAGATTATTTAAAGCTAGGTTGAGCGATACAGATGGTCTGGTCTTTTGGAGCAGTTTAAAAACGCCATTTTCCTCTCTGTGAGTCAGGAAAAATAATCTACAAATCTCGTTTAAATAATCAGCGTAGGTTTCGCCTGTGCGCTGAAAAAGCAGTCCTTCAATCTGCTGTCCTGCTGGCACATCTGATAAATCTAGCTTGTTTGTATCAAACCCTGCACTAGTAAAGATATCTTGGATTATTGACCTAATTGTGGGATTAGCTCCTCCCTTGCCGTAGACAAGTACATCCACCTTGGGGAACCCCGCGCCATTAAAATCTGAAAGCGGATAACGATTAAAAGTGATATAGGATCTGCCTCTAAAAGCTGGTATCGCGTTACCTTCAACAGAAGAAATTACAGAGGAAATTGGTTGATTTAGAGTCCCTAAAAAAACCTCACTATGTCGGACAAAATTAGCTGATTTTTTCTGAACAGTCTCTTTGCTGTAGACTTGCACTCCATTGCACCAAACGCACCTGAGATCGCTAATTTCTCCACCGATCATATAAGCGCAGGTCATATAGTACTTATAATCTCTTGTCCTAGCGCCAAACCCCTTACCTCCACCGCCATTTACAGTTTGGATTAAATTCTGCCCCCAGAACATTGAAAGTCCATCAATTCGGACGTGTCCATATGATTGGGAAATTGGCGCCCCATATTCGGCAGTAGCCCTCAAAGCCAATGGGTCAAGCTTATTTTTATTTTGAATTGGAGTCAATAAATTAGCTATTAAATTACCTACCAAGGAGGTAACAACTGGAATTACAATGGCTGTCGACATATTCTATAAATTTTGTATATTTTAGGAACCCAAAAAGTATTTGGTATTATCTGGACGCCGCGCTCTAAATCCGCATGAATCATCATTTCATTTTCAAGAGCTAAGCCCACGTGCCCGGCAATATTGCCCATTTTAAATAACAAAATATCTTCAGGTTGGTATTGCTCTACTGACACAAATTGAGCCAAAGAATCAAGCGTTTGGGCAATCTGATTAAACCTAGGAATTCTGTGATAATTTCCTAATTGATAATCTTGAGAAACCACTCCGTATTCTTTGCCTACTCCCAATAAAAAGCCCACACAATCGCAACCAACGCCCTTGACGGATTGATTGTGTCTCCATGGTGTACCTTGCCACTGTTTGGCTATTTCGCTAATAGATAAAGCCATAGTTACCCCATTGAAGCAGTAGATGAATTATAAAAATCATTGGTAGGCATAAAGCGCCCTTGGGCAGGTTCACCGCCAAAATTAATATAGTTATTGTATAGGTTTTTACAAGTTTCAAATCGCTTATTACAACCGCCTCTAAGCCTTATCGTATCACCTACAGCCGGGTCATAAAAAAGCGCATTATTTAATACTAGGATTAACAAACCAGTCTGGGTTTGTGAACCATTAAAAGCAAGGTCGTAATAGTTATCGAAAATAGCATATTCTAACCCAGCGTTCGCTCCGCTATAAAAGTAAATTGAGCCATAGGATAGGACGTGAGCCGCAATTGCTGTATCGCAATGAATAAAAAATTGACGCCTATTATTAAAGCCATTCCCCCCTTGGATTACTTGCGCGTCCCATTGGAAATTATTAATATCTAAAGTGCAATAACTATCAGGTCTTGCTGGCACATCACAAAAATTATATCTGCACAGAAATTGCGTTTTTACCGAGACATTTTTTCTAAGCAAGCTGGCAGCTTTGGTTAAATTCTCCATCTTGAAATAGGTATCAGTCGAGGTGATTTCTCCTACAAATCCTTCTTGCTCAACCACACAATCGCTTAGACTCGCCGGTGGATTAGTGTAGTCCACAACTGCCACAGTGATAGTTGCTTCATCAAACTTGCCAGAGGCTAGCTGCGCTTCTGTTATTTCGCTGTGAATAATCGTTTTGATCTCTTGATTGTCTACCGAGATATCTACAGTCTTTTGTACAGCGCTGGGGTCAAAAGCAGTAGATGCTTTGTACACCACACCACCAATTGTGATATCACGATCTGAAGTAGTAAAGCCATGTACCTCAGTTGTACCGATTAAGGGCACAGTGATATTACAGACCCTAGCAAGTGTCAGCAAGGAAGCGCTGAGAATATCCGACGGGAACAGCATTGGAGAATCCTCAAGTGGATTTCCCGATGCGAACATGTACAAATCTATTGGAGCAATTTGATAGATATTATTGGTAGATTGCAAAACATAATTTAAATCTTGAGACCAAAATCTAGTCAAATATTGATTAGTAGAATCAGTATAATTGCTGTAGTAAAAATAAGCGCCATTGCCTTTGTTGGCTAACCAGAATCCTAAGAGTGATTCAAATTGAGATTGACTAAAAGTGCGTCTTTGAGCTAAAGTAATTTTTGTCCAGGGCTGAGCAATCCTAGGTGTCCGCTTGTTGTAACCGCTGCTGAGAGTGACAATCTCTGTATCAAAATTTGTAGCAGTTTGATTGTTGGCAGTAAAATCTAAATTATTGGGAAATACTACTTTATTTTGTCCAGAGTTTGGGCTATCTACCAAGCTATCTTTAGGGTAAATAAAAGGAATTACCTTAATCTCTTTTAGTATTAGTTTATTGATTTGATAAACATCAAGGCCAGCTATTGTATATTCCAGTTCATCCCCATCAAAGGTCACAGGAACATAAAAGCGGAAATCCAAGGGGAAATAGTTAGTTGAAGCCGCAGGAGCGCTAGGCAAAACAATTTTTCCGGTATTGTAATCAATCACACAATCAGATACGTTGTAGCCAGGTACATTAAGCACGGTCTCAGGTCTGGCAATTGCTCTAAAATGAGCGCAATTTCCCACCACATAAAGTTTACAAAGTTGGAATTGAGTTCGAAAACCATCTGGCAACGGATACAATACGCCTTGCCCGTTGCTGGCTATATAATCGCTCCTATCTTGATAAAGAAATTCAAGGTCAGAGCCTAATTTGTTTTTGAAAAAATCCAGTATTGTGGTTAATTCACCTAGAGTTAGTATTTTTCTGGCAATGTTAAAGGATCTTAAAGGGTCTTGCCATTTGATTAACCTTTGCTCAACGCCAGAGCTGTTAATCAAAATAGTATTAGAAAAACTAATAGTAGTAGTAATTCCAGTTGCTTCTATTAAGGGAAAAATACTTTGAGGCATATTGCTTGTTTTAATTGTGTCTTACTAATAGTATCAAATTGCAATTTTTCTTTAGTGATATTCTAGGAATAGCAAAATGCATTGTAACTACTATGTCGATTAAAATTACTCAGCCAATTCCAGGTACGTATCAATTCGCTATAGATCCAACAGATTTAGCAAAAATCAAAACAGACATCACGGGAATTTTTGCTCTAACCAATTTACAAAACAACATTCCAACTCCGGCACCAAGCAACAGAAGAAAGCTGGGCATCAACTTTTCAAAAAGCCCTGAGCTTTACGCCAATTTAATAAATATTACGCCTTACCCTTGGGCTGTTGGCACTAACAACAATCAATATTTAAGCGCCAATCAAGTAGTAAACGGCAATCCCACAGTGGATTCTAGTATCTATTTTGCCAACAGTAAATCTGGCACATATTTAGTGCAATTTACTGGCAAAGCTAAAGTTTTTATTGGCTATCAAAACGTCACTTGGTCTGTGCCTGGGGTTAATCTCTCTAGCAACCCAGCTAATACCTTATCGATAGGGCAAGGCTACGATCCTATTACAAATAAAACCACTGCTCAATTTACCTTTAATAACCCCGGCGCCCCTTTTTATATAGCTTTTCTGCAAACCACTGGGGGGGTTCAAAATGTCTATTTGATGCAGCCTAAAGCTGATGGGAATCCACATCCTGTAGGGCAGATTTTCAGCGAAAAAGCTTTAGGTATTGCCGCTAAAGTAACAGGAATTCGGCATATGGATAGCGCGGCAACTAATATCAATTTAACCACAGACTGGAGTGATCGCACTACTCCAAATTGTTGGAGCTGGGGTAATAATTCTACGCTAAATCAAATAATAGGTAAAGGTCCGACCGCAATTTATACTCAAAACGACGCAATCGGACTACAAACTGAAATTCCTTGGGAAGTATTGATAGCACTAGCTAATCAAACTCAGACTGATTTTTATCTAACTATTCCTATATTGGCAAGTCTTGATTATCTCCAGAAACTCGCTAATCTTTTCAAGTACGGTAGCGATGGAGTCAATCCCTATACCTCGACTCAAACTAACCCAGTTTGGTCTCCACTTAATAGTACTAGCAAATTGTATATTGAGTACAGTAATGAGCTTTGGAACAATGCTTTTGTAAACGCTTTTACTCAAGATGTCGGTTGGGCTAATCAGCTTTCTCAAAGAGCTTATTATAATTTTCTGAATAATATACAGAACGATTCTAGCTATCCCGGTGGAGGCAATCAAGGCTATTTAGACGGGCAAGCAATGAGCGCGTTCATAAGCGCCAATCATCTAGCGGACAATTTTGCTCAATCTACGTTTACTCCAAATGCTGCGCCAATTTATCCTAAAGTTGCTCCAAGTTGGTTTAGCAAAGTAAATGGTGCCAGCTTTGGCTGGTCAATTGGTCCGGTTTGGGTAGCCCTCAGGCTCAAGCAAATAAGCGATATCTTTAAATCAACTTTTGGTGAAACTGCAATAGAGGCTTCAAGTCCTACTGCTCAAATCAAGCCAATACTAGAGTGGCAGTACGGAGATGCTGGCGGAATTGGCGATCGAGGTTTGAAATTTATTCAAGATACTTTCACTGCTCATCCAGTGCGCTACTATTTTGCAGGCGGTGGCGCAGGTTGGTATGCGGATGTCCTAGTTGGAGGCTATAGCCAAGTTGGGTTTACAAACAATAATTTCAATGGCAGTACTACTGGATGGATTACCACTGGCAGCACTAGTCTTGTATCAAAATCCACTAAGCCTGATATTCCGGGAGAGGTAATTTTTGTTGCTTTAAATGGCGCGAACCAATCTGGTAATACAGTTACTCTAACCACAACGTCGCCACATTCTTTTGTAGTCGGAGATCAGGTTTTAGTGGAATATGTGGGCTTGCAAGGCTATAGCAATCTAGACCCAATAAATACTTGGGACAAGACACCTAAACCAGTTACTATCACTGCTGTTACTGCCAATACTATTTCTTACAATCTGGCAATTACAGGATTAGCGGCATCTGTCGCTGGACAAATCCAAGGAGTGAGCGCTGGGGATTATTGCTTGCAGCTAAACAAAAATGGGCAAGTATCCCAAACAGTTATTTTTAATGGTGGCTGGGCAAATATTGCTTTTTATGCGGATCAAGAATTTGGAGCGGGAATGACCGTATCGCTGACTCCGGTAAATGGGGGGCCAGCTATCAACAACGGACAACCTTTGCTTTATTCAGAAGGCGGGAACATGGCTGTTGGACCTGAAGGTAGGGGATTCCAATTCTGCAAAACAATTGCCTTTAATACAGGTAACAGTAATTATCAATACAACGTTACTTTTATTAATAATTCACTTAATCCTGTCTATCTAACTGGCTTAGGAATACAATCTGTCAATACAATGTTTGCTGAAGCTGCCAATCCTCAAGTAATTGCTTCTCTTAATCTGAGCAGCCGGACTATACCAGCAGATAAAGCTTTAATCACTAAATACAATCTAGGGGAATTAGTAGGCTACGAGGGGGGATGGGATTTCAATCAGAATATTACTAATGATGATAGTAAAGCGTACACAATTACTCAGGGTAATTCAGGCTATAGTTCCAATGTGCCAAACGTAGGGTATTATGCCAACTTAGATCCCCGTAATACAGCTTTCTGTCAAGCAACGTACGATCAGTTCTTTGCCTCCGGTGGCAACTATCCCTTTATCTATCAGGCTATAGATAATCCTAATAGCTGGGGTGTATCAGATGCTAATAGTCCAAAACTAAATGTAGTATAGAATTAAGTAAATGCGTAAAACATATGGCTAGTAATTTAATTTCGCTCAAGCAACTTGATGGTTTTATTCACGCTTATATTATCCTAAGTGGGATAAGTGTTTCTGGCAATTCAAGTAATATTTCTAATGCTCTTGCCACTGCTTGTAACACGGCAGGAAAAGGAAACACTAGCGTCACTTTTCGACCATTTACAACATACGACGAAGGGCAAGGAATTCAAACGGGATCTACTAGATTACAGATTTATGACGCAATTGATAAATCTGAATTTAAAGATTCACTTGGTAATTTTGTCTACGGAAAATTATCTTATTCTAGCCCTACTTGGACTTTAAGTTTTTACAGTTTGGTTTCTGGTGTGGAGACTGCTTATTCTTTTGCTTCAGCTACTGCTATTAGCGTAAATATAATTTACGTTTTCAGCTTAGCAACTTTTCCTCCAGATGCTTTTACTAAAGTTGGTGTAGTTGAACTAGATAGCGCAACTGGAACCAACAGGGAAGTACGATCAATTAGAGAGGTGCTCACTGTGAGTGCCACCAATACAATCTCACAGGAATTAACCTACGTGCCTTTATACGGGGTGACGTTTAGGGTTAATACAATTCCTTATCAAACTACCGATATTGCCCCACTCTTTTCTGTCACTAGTAAAGCAATTACGATCAATCCCAACAACGGATTTAGTATTACAACAAGTGATACTGTAACCGCAAATTATGAGTACAATCCTTTATAATTATGGTAAAACTGATTGAAGCCAAACAAATTTCAATTGGCAAAAAAACTAGTTCTATTAGTCCTGTAATCACAGCAGGCGGCACATACTCTGGCACAATCACCTTACCCAAATCCTGCGCGTTATTTTCAATTAGCTGTTCTACGACATGCCGGGTTAGGCTCTACAACAATACAGCCTCTCAAAGCGCAGACAGCACTAGAGCGCTTGGCGTTTCTGCTACTAGCGGAACTGGGGTAATTTTTGAAATAAACGACACTTTTAAGATTTTTAATCCTGTGCCTTTCCCGATAAATGCAGAAACCCCAGCTTCCACCAGCTATCCGATCACAATTACTAATAATGGCACCACTGGTGTAATCACCGTTGCAATCACATACATCGAGTCATTGGAGAACTAATGCCAGCAACTCAATCTACTAGTAATCCCTATTCCAGCGTCACCGTAACCCAGACCACGCTAACAAACTGTATTGCTGCTGCTTTTGCGGCAATCACTGCTACCAATACAAATATTACTCTGTATCAAAACTCCTCCAACGCTGGTATAAACTATTTAGTTTACGCCTGCACCAATCCAATTGGTTCAGGCACGTATAATACAGTTTATCTGGCAATTACCGTAGCAAGTGCGGGATCTGTTACTTTATATTCTTACGAGACATGGAATACCAGTACTTTTACTGGAACTAATGGCGTTAACTCTGTTGCCACAAGTAGTGCGCTTAGCTCTTGGGGAAACTTGGCATATTATACTTACACTGATAATGCCAGCTACGGCTTAGTACTAATTACAAACGTTGCACAAACAGTTTATATTATCATGGGTTACTGTGCAACTGTGGCTAATAATGCCTTTCAGTCGGAAAATACAATGCCTAGTATTGTTGGGATTTCTAGTAATAATTTAACGGCACTTCAAATGTTGCCAACTACTAGAACAAGCACTAGTTCAATTGGTAACGCGATATTTACTCCATCTTTTGGAACTCAAGGTACTAACTCCTACGCTAACAGCCCTGTTATCAATTACCCAATTGGCTTAAACGGTCTTGGCGCACTCTCAAACGATCTGGGCTTGACAACTTACGCCTTTAACCTTAAAGATACGGTAACAATTGGTTCTCAGATCTGGACAAAGGTTTCGTTTAGTGGAACAAACTTAGGGTTATTTGTAAGGACTACTTGATATGGCAAATTACACTGGATCACTTAGCAATATCAAAACTCAAAGTGCCATTGTTGCTCGGATCTGTTACTTGGCTAATGCTGTGCCAACCAGCCAAAAGGTTATCACGACCGGACAACTTTGGCCCTTGGGAGTAAATCAATGAGTATTGTATTACATTTAACCAAAACCGATAATTTAAATTTGCTAGATGCCAGTGGTAATTCGGTAGATTTATCAATTGAGCAAGGAGCAGATTACAACAAAATTGTAATTCAGGTGGGACCCGGGGATTTGACAACAATTGACCCTAACTATAATCCTTTGAGTGCGACAACTGGGCATAGAAACTATACGCGTATACTTGAAGGATCTATACGCAAAAACTATGCAAATTTAGAGCCAAATGAACCGGCTCTTACTAATTGGTTATTTAGTACTTTTATTTACGATTTGACCACAGATTTAACAACAATAGTTCCTATATTATCTGCTAGCCAAACCGCTAGTTTGCCTTATACCAGCAACAGAAAAACGATTAAAGATGCAGCAATCCCTGGTTACAACGTTTTAGTTTACGACCTCTGGCTTGGTACAACAGCTAAAGTCGATCAAATTATAGATTGGGGAGCACATATACCCATCTCTCAGGTAAATTTACCAATTCCCTCCACTGGACAGCTAATCAATTTAATTCCAATAATTGAAAAAGCTTTTAATTATCAAAAAGTACCAATTCTAATAGGAATTAATAATCTTTGGTATTTTAATTATGATCGAAATGGCAATTTAATTAATGATCAAAATGGTAATCCGATCCCAGCTGGCTCATTGCGCGGGATAACAGATTTAGCTTTAGCCACGGATTTTCCTTCTAATATCACGTACGCTCAATTGGTTGAGCGCGGAATCCATTATATTGATAATCAAGACGGTACTATTATTTTATTGCCGGGAACAGCGCTAGACAATCCACGGTCTGCAAGCTCGTTAACTTCTTTGTTTTCTTTTTCGGCCCATTTGCTCCTTGAAAATGAAAAAATTGCATTAGGCTATATTGAGGTAAGCCCTAGGGTAACTGAGCCTAATCAAGGGTTCGATTGGAATTATGATTTAAATTTTACTAATGGCTAACAACTATACTACGCAAGCTGGCTCACCTACTGTTGTCACAGTTTTAGTAAACCCCAGTGGATTTGCTATAAATCAAGTTCAGCTGATATCCGAATATGTCGACAATTTCACGCCAACTTCAAGGCAAACTCAATTTA